ACGTTCCGTGTAGCCCTTGAGGGTGATTCTCTTTTTGACTCTGAAATCGAATGCCTAGCAGATTCTAAAGGCATCCAGTGTATCGACTGTGGGTTGTGCGATGGTGCGACTAAGAACATCGCTATAACTGTCCACGGGTCGCGCTCCAATAATTTTAAATCTAATCTTATAGCAGTCGGAGGTTAAAAGTTCGGCAGCTGAACTTTCGGCAGCTGAACTTTCGGCAGCTCCATTTTGTCGCGGTCGGTTTGTCGCGGTTGATTTGTCGCGGTCGGTTTGTCGCGGTCGGTTTGTCGCGGTCGGTTTGTCGCGGTCGGTTTGTCGCGGTTGATTTGTCGCGGTCGGTTTGTCGCGGTCGGTTTGTCGCGGTCGGTTTGTCGCGGTTGATTTGTCGCGGTTGATTTGTCGCGGTTAAATCAGTTTACCTTGACCACCTCAAACCCTTACCGGCTCTACGTTTCAGAGCATTTCAGCTCCATGGTCAAGGATACATCAAAATTCAAATTCTATCCTTGACCACCCCAAACCCGCACCGGCTCTACGTTTCAGAGCATTTTAACAAAAAAGGTCAAGGGTCAAGGTAAAATCCAACAAAACCAGCAGGATTTAAAAACACTATTTTTAGGTTTTTTTTCCTACTGACTTTATATCTATTTACCTTGACCTTTAAAGAAAAAGAGTAAAAATAAGTAATAAAATATAATAAAATCAATGACTTAAGGTGGTCAAGGTTAACATTTTCTATCCTTGACCTTACCTTGACCTTTTGGCCTATCCTTGACCACTTCAAAACCTCACCGCCTTACCGCCTCAAATCTTCAAATCATCCCCGGCTATCAATCCTAAAAACACCACGCAAAACAGACAAACAAACAACATCACACACCTCACAAGTTAATGGGCGTGCATTGTAATTTTGTGTAAGGACACAACTAAATGATTTAAGGCTATGAGGGTTATGCAGTGAGCGGTTAGATATATTCGCTGATGAAGTCGTTACGCATCAATTCAATGGCACCTAACAGTGTTGTGATTTGAATGCCATCTGAGTGCCAAGAGTTTGTAACTTGTCCGTCACCATCGACAGCGACGACCGCAAAGGCTTTAATGTTTTCATGCATGGCGTAACTGCCAAAGTCTGAAAGTGCATCGAGAAGAGCCTGAGAGGTTATATCCCTTACAGGCTCATCGGATGGTTTGCTACTGTTTATATCGACGATTTTCAATTTCTCTCCTTATCAGGAAGTCTCGCTGCTTGTCTTCTACGATGAGCCAGGCCCCGGAAAAACACACAAACATAAAAGATAAAAATAACAATAATAGTAAAACGTCCATCTCAGTACCTCTCTTGGTTAAGTATACCACTGTTAGTTGTATTTTTGGACACAGAAGAAGCCGACATGATCCCGGCGATGCGTCCTTTGACAACTTCTCTGAGCTCACCGCGTTTGCGGTAGTACATTTGGAGCATCTCATCAGTATCACGCTGCTTGCGTTCTAGCTGATGTATCAGCTCGTCAAGTTCAAATAAGTTCATCATCACTCTCCTTTGGTATTCGACCTTTAGCAAAAACATTCATTGAATGTAATTGGGCTATCGTGTCTGCAAGCGTCTGTCTTTCATCCTTGTTTTTAAGAAGCAGATAACTTGTACACGCCCAATACGCTTGATCTCGATCTAATCCTCCACGGAAGCATTCGAGAACGTAATCACTTAAGTGCGGTTTTAATTCGCTATTCCACTTCGGCACATTGTTCATATTCATCACTCAACCTCCGCAACTGTCCACTCGATGGAGCACATTTCGTTAAAGGGTATGCTGTTATGTTTTATAACTCTGTCGCCCGCTTTGTTCCACACTGGTTGCTTCATATAAGGGCCAATTCCCATAACTGCGTCTTCGGGCGCATTGCATCCATATTTTTTTAAAACGTATGCTTGCAACGCTTCCATGACTTCGTACTGCGCTAATGAAATTTCCATTACTCCACCCCCAGTTTATTTGCGACGGCTTTGTAGATTTCATGCATAGTTTTGTTGGCGTGGTGATCTGTAATTACGACCATCGGATCACCATCACTGCCGTTGTTGTAAATAAGATAAAAAATGCCATCTGGCGTGCACAGCATATCCTCACCGGTGTGACTCATATTTTTGAGGATTTCATGCTTATCTTTTGATGCCGTTACAACGTCATCTTCGCCATCATTTACAGTGATTGCTAAATCCCTCAATAGAATTTCATCAATCAAAACGCTTACAGCTACGCGGTCATCCATGTTGCAATGCTCCGGTAGATTTGGGTCGAATGTAATCATCACTCTATCTCCTCAAAGGTGACATCAATACCGCTGTCATCTATTTCTAGATGCTCGGAATGACCTGATTTTGTCTGATGATGACCTATCTGAACAAAATATGGATTGCCAAAATCAAGATCATCTTCAATCTCACTAGCCCATTCGCTAAGCATTTCTTGTGACCTTTTGCTATCGATTAAATCATCGTCAAGCCACCCATCAAAAATGCTCGGCTTGCATTTAGAAAGTAACTCTTGTCGAATCATCTCCAGACCTAATTTATTTACCGTATGAATTTTCATCACTCTATTCCTCATCACTTTAGTTATTTAATTACGCCATCCCCTTGATGACGTAGTCATTATCGCATTTATATGTTGTATCGTCAACTACAGGTTGTATTTATAGCTCAAAAAAACCCCTAAGCCGTGAAGCTTAGAGGCAAAGAGAGTGTCAGCTAGGGGAATTTGCTGAACTCTAGGGGGTTTTATTCGTCGCAAGTGTCACAGGACAGCGGGTTAAACTCTTCAATGTCCTCACCGCCGCACCGGTCACACTCTAAATAGATTACAAGGCGCTCAATGTGCTGATCGCCCATCGGCTCATAATTTTTTTCTACTATTTCGTGAACCTCTCGCTCATCCACTACCCCACACTTGTCGCACTTGTACATCGTCATTTTTTTATCTCCAAAGATCCTGTCAAAATTATCGTAAAAAGAGGTCGCTGTCGGTCGCTGCTTGCTACCCTTACCCATTGTCTGCCTCCCACACATCATCAAAAACATCCTCGGCTTTGCTCTCATCAAACTCAGCCCAATCAACTTTTAAGCCGTTACTGGCATCAAAGATAAAACGGGCTGACTCTAGCGGCGCTATGTTTATAAAGCGCACACGGTTCTCACCTATCCGAGCATATTTACCCTGCTTAAACATATTTGCGTAAGTGTTTAATTTGCGCCAAAAGCCCACCTCTTTTATCGGAGACTCGTACTTACTTTTAAGCGTTGAACAGTAAATGTCATAAACCTCAGACTTCTGTGACTCACTGCCAAACATCACGCAATTACCAGCGACCCTACTTTCTCGCAGCTCACCACTCATCAGGCAGTTAAATAGCCATTGATCAACAGTGTCTAGCGCCTCAAGCTTCTGGTCTTGCAGCGCATCGGTCTGAGGTACTAGCCTTAGATTGGTAGTGGATAGGTCAAAGCTTTTAAGGTACTCCAGCAATGCACCCGCCCCACCCGTGTTGTACCAACGGTCAAGTTCAGAGAAATATTTAGAGTCTTGCTTTCGTTCAATACCGACATCAAATACAGCAAAGCGACGCTCATCCAGACTAGCCGGAACGACGAACTCCTCATTACTGGTAAAAAGAATGCGCGTGTAGTTTGGCGCGGTGTAAGCATCAACGCCTTTGCGCTCAATGGTGATCTCCGGATTAGTCAGTAAGTCTTTGAGCGCACCCTCGGAGGCTTTTGCTCCAGCCCAGTACGCCTCATCGGCTTGTAGCAACAACGTGTCTTCAAGATGCCGGTTAAAATTGCCGGTAACGTGCTCTGCCCTGCTCACTATCTTGTGATGAGCCTTGAAAAGACCACCTAACAGCTCACCGAACTTGGTCTTACCAGTGCCTTTGCGGCCTCTGAGCACTAAGCCCACACCTATTTTTTGCATAGGTTGCTGCACCATCTGAGCGGCCCAGCTAATAATGTAATTAGCGTGTATCTGATTACCATCAGCCACCACTGTGGTCACAAAGTCTAACCACGGATCAACATCACCCTTTGCCGGGATGAAGCTCCACCCCCGCCATAAGTTGTATCGATCAAGAATCTCCATATCTGGAGCAAATGACAGCCCAGCCGCATAGGTTCTTCGCTCTGGATGCTCGAGCCACATATCAACTAAGTTTAAAAGCTTAGGCTTCTCATCGCCTGACAGGACGCGGCAGTTCATGTGTTCTTTTTTTAAATCTTCGAGCTTATAAAGGACGATACTGCCCTTACTCACATCTTCACGGATAACACGCGCCGAGCCTTCGACATGTACAAATGCCCACTCTCTAAGCATTCGGGGTAGTCGCTCTTCAACGACACGCTCACTGACAACGGCCTTTTCCATTTGCTTAACCGAGGCCATCGTCACTGGCACTCGACCTTTGGTGTCGAATGTCGCGTATCGACGCTCACACTCACCGTCGCGGTGCTTGTTGCTGTCCGAGCTCCACTCGTCCCAGATAATCCAGCCAGTGTCAGCACCATCAAAGTGATGATGCAACGCCATACCGACCTTTACCCATTCGTCGTGATGTGAATCTGGGTCTACTGAGGCAAGTAACTCTTTTACACCCTCCTCATCGACATCCATTTTAGGTTTCAGCATGGTGATGTCGTCCGGGTCTACCTCTATCGGAGACACTCCCTTCCGCGCAAGCTCCCAGTTTGTATCCTCACCGGCTAATGATTCAAAATAGGCAATAAACGCGTCAGCCTTTTCTTTTGTCATTAAAGGCAGTGAGTTTTGAGCGTGGTCGGCAATACCACCACGAGAAGCGTTCCACCTGTAGGGCTTTTGCGTCGTCGGGTGCATCCCATAGGCTACAAACTGTTGGCCGTCGGCTAACACCTCAACAGCGTGAGTCGTGGACATGGCATCCTCATACTCACAGCTTCTGATCTTCTTAAATGTTTGCTCAACTCTATAAGGTAGGATGCACTTGGGAAAATTACCATATCTGACAGGTGATGTGCCGACGTTCTCTTCTAACCACATCACTAGCTTTTTGTTTTTGTCTTTGTCGTAGCAGTCGATGTCAACCGCTATTGTGTTGCGGCAAAGAATGCCCACGCCACCATCGCGGTGACCATTAGAAAGCCACGCGTCAACGTCATCGTGCGTTGATCTGATCTCTTGCCAGCCCGACAGCATCGGTGACTTTTTGTTCTTCATTATCGGCACAATTTCGTAGCCTTGATCGACTAGCTTGTGCCCAAACTCCTGTAAAAACCCCATTACTACCACCCTTTATAAATATCTTGACGCCCTTGTCATTAGCGCAATTTCAGCCTTATCGATTTGCTTGCTGACCCAAACCAATAAGCCGCTAATCCCCATTAGCAAATTTGCCGACCACTTAAAAACATAATATTTAAGTCGGTCTTTATCTATTGATGGCATAGACCGGCTCCTTACGATTGAAATCCTCGACGATATCGGGACAAAGCTCTTTCCAACTAACTTTGCCTTGTGTTAGTAGCTCCATTTGCATCGCTCGATGCGCCGGAATCAACCCAGACACTCGCCATTTACTTAAAGCTTGCTTAGTGACATCTAGCGTTCTAGCTAGTGAGCTGTCGTTCTTCAAGCTTGAATGCACAACCACGTTATCCAGTGCAGACTGCACGATTGGTGCGTAGGTACT